GTATTGTTGGGGACAGCTTGAATATGTGCTATATTGGGAGAAACTTACTCTTGTCATATTTTGTTATTATTGTATAAAGATACGAAAAAACTCTGATATATCAAAATTTTAACTTAAGTTTCTTTATTATTTTAGGGTCAGTTCCGTAACTTTCCGCTATATTATGTAAAACCTGATGTCCTCCTTTGATTGCATATAGAATATCCACATATTCCTCAGCCTCCGTTTCTGATACCTCATAATACTTAGAAACCAGCTCTACTATCCATTTCTCATACTTTTCGGATGATGCTGGCTTCATATATTTTAAAAATGTCCTACTTTTTGGGATAACACCAATTAATGCCAAATATAAAGCCTTTGGTGGTAGTTCCTGTAGTAATGGTTGTAATTGGGCTACAGTAGATACCCAATCGGTATTCATAGAAAGGAATCTAAGAACCATATAGTTACTCCATGTCTTTTTATCCGCATCCTCTAACTTATCCCAATATTTAGGATTTTGGACATCAGTTATTTGTTTTATATGGTCAAATAGAGTTACTGCCATTATTATTCTGCTTTTAAGCCTGGAGGCAATAATTCATTAAGAACTTCACCACAATCACCACATAGAAATAATTCTACAGGTAATACCTCATCTTTTTGTTTGTTTGTAACTAATTTAGATATCTTACGAAATCCAAATCCTTGCACAAAAACCTCACCACCGCATTTTTTACAAGCGATTGCTTCAGTTTTTGTTAAATCTAATGGTTGAATTTGTTGTTCACCCATTCCCGTTCCATCTGCTCCTAAAATATTTGCCATATTATCCGATTAAATTGTTTATTTGAATTAATGTTGCTGCCGTTGGTATTTCCTTATCAATACATTGTGCGTGATTCAATTGACCTTGTGATAGTTCAATGATTACATTGGCTGTATTGTTTGGTGCATATTCCTCCACCTTTTCATATAACAAAGTATATAAATCCGTAAAGTCCGTTACCTTACTATCGATAATAGTTTGTCTTAGTTTTAGATAACGATTTCGTTTATCATCCTTTGATTTAAGAATCTCAACTACTTTTTGTTTATAATCACCTTCCAACAAATTTTTAGTATCAACTTTTAATACACCTTTGATAGAATTCATTTGGCAAGTATTGATTACCTTACGAATATCAGGATAATTAGCATCAATGATTGGAACTAAATCTTTAATATCAAATTCAATATTCTCTGCTTTCAAAATCTTACTGATTTGAATTGCTACATCCTTTTTAGTTGGAGGAACGATTTGAAATGATTGACATCTACTCTGAATTGGATCAATTACTTTCTCAACATAGTTACAAGTTAAAATGAAACGACAATGTCCACTAAAAGTTTCCATTAAGTTTCTTAAGATTGCCTGTGCGTTGTGAGTCATATAATCAAACTCATCCAAAATGATAATCTTAAATGGTTTGAATCCCATAGAAGATGCGAAGTTAGTGATTTTGGTTCTTACAGTATCCACATTGTTCTCGGAAGATGCGTTGATAATCATATAATCACATTCAATTGATTTTACGATTAACTTTGCTAATGTAGTTTTACCTGTGCCCGCTTTTCCATACAATAATAGGTGTGGAATTTCACCTGCTTCTAAGTAACCCTCTACTTTTGATTTTAGATGTTCGTTACCTACATAATCAACCAATTTAGATGGGCGATATTTCTCTACCCAAAGGTTGTTGTTTACCTTTTCTTCGGTTTGCTCTATAAACATATTTTATTTTTTTATTTTCCCGTTGAACCAAATCCACCATCACCTCTTTCAGTATCCGATAACTCATCAGTTTCTTCAAACTCAATTGGAGGATGTGGGATAATCATAATCTGGCAAACTCTATCACCAACCTTATAATCGTTTTCACTAACCGAATTGTTGTTAATTTTGTTGAATGTAGCTTGTAGTTCACCTCTATATCCACTATCAATTACACCAACCGAATTACTTAATTGTAATCTGGTTTTTCTAATTGATGAACGAGGGAATACTAATCCTACGAATCCTTTGGGTATTTCCAAAGCTATACCCAATCCGTATGTTATCTGAGTATCCGTTTCTGATATAATTGATGTTGCTATCAAATCCATTCCAGCATCTCCATCTTTTGCATATGATGGGATTACTATATTAGGATTAATCCTCTTTATTTTCACTTTCATTTTGTAAACTTTGTTTTAGTAATTCTAATTCTTTATTTTGAGAATCTCTTAATGCCTTACCCTCTTCCGATAATTCTCTAGCAAACAACTTAAACGATTTTCCGTTTTTGTGTTTGAATTGTATAAAAGAATTTTCAGTATTATTAAGTGTAAGATTTACGGTAGGATCTTTATCATAGATTATATCCTCACCAGTCCACGCAAATATTTGTGGTTCATCTTCATCAAATTGAAATACCCATTCACAATTTTCATACTTGTTTGGTTCTGCTAGATTCAGCTCACCAATTGGTTCTAAATTTTCGTTTTCCATAATTTTGTTTTTTATCTTCCTACTTCTGATAGGTATTTTGCTTTCATTTCTTCCCAACTAATTCCAATAGCATCTATGTAGAATAAGTGTTCAGGTTTAATTCTTCCTTCATCATGTAGTTTTGTGTATCTACTGATTGCGTGTTTTTTCCACCATTTGTTGATGTATTCAGTGCCTTGCTTAAACTTATCTTTAATGATTAATTTATCTTCATCAATTTCTTTACGAAGAAACTCAGCTCCATTCTCATACATCATAGCGAAGTAAACACCTCTCTTAAATCCGTGATGATATTCAGTTGCCTTAATACCACACTCTTTAAAAATCTGTCCTAATATCTTTTGTTTAATACCACTAACAGGCCCACTAGCTCCTTCACCGGCTCCCATATTAGCACCATTACGAATTCTTTCATTGGTGATATTATTCTGATACCACTCTGCTCTATTTTCCTTTAACCATTGATGCCAAGGGTCATAGAATTTATCATCGGGCTTCAAACTAATTTTACCTGCTGATTCACCTAATGTTTTGAAAAGAGGGATACCATTATACTGAGAGTGAATTCCGTAAAGTGATGTAGTTCCAACTGCAATTAGAGTATCACCATATTTTGTTTTCCAATAGTTTCTAACCTCCGGCACAGTTGTCATCATAGCAACTAACTTACCACCTAAGAAGTTATATCCCAAAGGTTGAGTACATACAATTGTAGAAGCAATAGTAGTGTTGTTTAACTTACCATCAACAAACTTATTATCTTTAGTCCAACCAATGAAGTTATCTCTAACTCCCATAGCGGTTACATCAGATGCTAATGAAATCTGTCCTAATAGTTTTCCACTTACTCTATCCTTTACATTAATCTTTACATTACGGCCAGGGTTTGCTGTAAAATCCATTGTGTGAATCATACGTCTTATCGCTGCCCATTTGGTAGATTCTTTTGGATTATCATCAACAATCTCAACATAAGGGTCTAACGATTCAATTTCTTTTATCGTTAGCTCCTTATTGTTGATATCAGTTGGTTTCCATTGAGAATCATAATACGATGCTATTTGGGCTTTAGCCTGAATCATTGATGGTTCTTGCAACTCCACCCACTTTTTGTATAGTGTTTGTTCTTGCACAGACATTGTCATCAAATAGTCCATATTTTCTTTTAACTTTGCTTTTTCAATATCAAAGTCAAAGACAGGTTTTTGTGGTTCAGTATCCCAAAAGCTCATAATAATTATTTAATTTCTACTAAGTAGTATTCAGATTTGTAATCTCCATCTTCAAATGATACATGCGATAATCCCTTAGATGAGATTTTCAATGAAGATGATGTTGCTCCTTTGTTAGAAACTAAAATTGCTTTTAGATATTTTGCTGAGAATGCAATTGGTTCGATATCATTTTCACAAGTGCAATTTACTGTCAAAGAGATACGATTTGAATTGATAGATGAATATCCTAATACGATTTCACCCTTACCACCTTTACAAATAAATGTAAATGTATCTGCATCAGCCAATGCACCTTTTGATTTTACAAATTTGTTTACAAAATCATCATCCAATGTAAGTTCAGCATCGAATGGAGGTAAAGCCTTCAATTCAGGAACTGCAGGAATAACTGATGGTGTTGCCAACATATATTGCATCTTAGTTCCATTATCTGAGAACTTAACTGCACCAGTTACTTCTTCTACTTTAATGTTTTCATCCAATACACTCAATAATCCTTTCAATTGAGATGTAGTATAGATACCAAATTCACCTGCTGGAAATTCTGCATCATTTAATGACACACTTCCTAACAAAGTTTTATCATCAGAAATCATTTTTACTGATAATTCTTTTCCATCGGATTTAACCATAACCGATTCGATTTCTCCACCGAGATTGTAACGGTTGATAAAACCATCTAATTTACTTTTTTTCATGTTGTTTTTTAAGTTTTAAATTTAATTTATACAAATATACGAATTTATTTTCATTTTACCAAATTAAAATGCAAAAAATTGTTCTGCTGTTTTTTGGGAAGATAAAACAGCTCCCCATCCTAATGCTCCATAGAAATCTTCTAATTTCTTAAGGAGTTCTCTTTCAAAGATTTTATCATAATCAATATACATCCTTACCAAATCCATTATTTCATTCGGGTCATCATATCCTTTGAATCCAACGGCATCTAATCCAAATGGGTTTTGCTTCAAATATACCCACTTAATCTTATCACCATCTTTCATTGGAGCGTGCTTAGCTGCACAATTGAAGTGAACTAATAATTGGTTATGTGCAATTGCTGCTTTAACGTGTGCAGGAGTTCCACTATTAAATTGGAACATTGCTCTATTATCTTTTTTCTTTGGAATATACTTTGATATTTCTTTTACTGCCGAATTCTTAGCGATAGAAGTTACATCCATATTCACCAAATCCTTTTTGAAATCATATATCTTATCAGTCAGAACCATTTCAGTTTCACCTTGTAGGATTGAAATAAGAACACCACTCATAAACTTACGGAATTGTGCTGGATATGATGAACGAACTACATCCAAGCCTTTAACATCCAATCTATCACACGGAATACCATTCTCCGCAATAATCCATTGAGCGTATCGTTTCTTAGCAATCCAAATACCACTTCGAGATACGAATTCTTTCTTAATTTGGAAACGATGTTTTTCTTTTGGAACATTAAATACCTTTTCTGAAAATATATCATAAAAGTTATTTAAAAAATCCTGCGTTTCACCAGCGATAGCATCTACCTTTAGGGCAATTTCAGAATCAGATAACGTTCTCCAATCTTTATGTCTATGGTCTAATAGGGGAACTGCCGAAAAGAATACGGAATCCGTATCAATATAGATGTTATAATCACCATCTTTTGTTCCCAACTCTTTATTGTATTTGATATTAGCCATATCCGCAGTTGATTTAATTACGGTTTGACCCGATGTTGTTACTGCTTCGGCATTATCCACATCATAGAAACGGAAAGCAGGTAATCCCAATACTCCATAAAGAGAGTTCAATAAGATTTTCTGCACCAATTGTCTTTTCTTATAGAATGCGTATTTTTCTTTATCACCTTCTTCACCATATTTCTTTTCCAACTTACGGAACTCAACCCTTTGGTCAAACCATAAATCTAAGATATCAGGAATACAACCAACTTTATCAGTTCTATACAATACACCATTTGATGATACCGTATAACTTTTTTCTTTTAATGCAGTTTTTAGATTTTCTGCACTTATAGTTTTATCACCAAAGAAAAATTCAGGTATTTCATTTTTTATAAACTTTTGTGCATCCCAATTTGTAATCTTACCAACTTTAGTTTCTGGCGAAATGTTTAGGGTCATAATGATTGATGGATATAGGGATGTTAAATCCAAATCATATATCCAATCATACTTACCAACGATAGGTGCTTTAACATATGCCCCAATGAACTTCTCTTGCTCATTATCTCTCAATGCCTGCATCATCTCTTGCCTATCAGCAGGTTTGTTAGGTGCTACAATATCTCTACGTTTTAGATAACATAAAAGTGCGCCCTCCAAATACTTTGATGAATAAACAAAATCTTCGTATGGAACGTGTCCTGCGTGGCAGATACCTCTAGCCGTATCAATAAACTGCAACTTAGCATCCATATCTACAACCAATTGAACGTCTACTAAGTTATACTCAATAAACTTTTCAATATCTTGGCTGAATAATAAATCCAAATTACCACTATATTCAATCTTACCTCTACCCAATTCTTTCATAGCGATACTATCCAAACGATAGTTATCCAATTCAGAATATGTAAAGTTTTTGTAAAGTGAAAGATAATCTAAATAAGATACACCAGCCATAAAGAATCTCTTACGATATGGTGACCAGAAACACTCACCAATGGGAGATAATCTATTAGCGTGCTTTTGCCCTACTACTCTTTTAATACGATTGTATAGATATGGAGTATCGAAGTAATCAATGTTCCAACCTGTAACAATAGATGGATTAATGTATTCATACAAATCCAAATATTTCATAATCATATCTCTCTCATCTCTGAAAGGAATTACATGCGCTTTTTCGGTTTTACTTTCTTTCATCTTACCCTGCTTATCCATAATCAATACATAATATTGATTTGTAGCAGAATCATGCAAACCGATTGCCGTTAATTCATTCTCAGCCTTTTCAACATCAGGCAAACCCGTTTCCATTTCAACCTCAATATCGTATGTTAATACAACGTGCCCATCCGATGGAATATCGGAATCAGTATATGTATCAACTAATACCCTTGTTGTTTCCGGCACATCCGATTCAAATAAATCCGGGTCATCTTTTTTAAACTTATAAATTTTAGTTACTTTATCTCCATATAAAGTTGTATATTCACCTCTTCCTGCTTTTTCATAAGCATATCGGGTGTATGGAAATGTGCGGTATCCTTGCTTATCATCCCACAAGTGAACTAAATTCTTCTCTCTCTGGTAATACACGTTCTGGTACATTTATGAATTTAATTTTTTGTGTAAAATAGAAAACATTTTAATATCATTATCTGATAATTCATTTGCTCTATTAAGAGCCATAATTTCTCTTTCCTTTCTGTAAGTATCATCATCTAATATCTTATCTAATAATACAAATAATTCCTTTTGGTTATTAAAAAATAGTCCATCAGGCTCTATTTCTTTAAAACAATCTGAATTGTGAAATATCATAGGCGTGCCATTCATCATACAATCGGTTGCGGATACACTCCAACCATAATTTGTTTGTAATGGTTGTATCCCCACTTTACATAATTGTAATTTTTCGTAGTAAGCTTGTTTTGATGCCTCTTTTGTTGTATCAAACCAAGGTAATTTTTTATCCTTGTGTTGATATTGAGGTACCCATACTTTAATATCCTGTCTATGTTTTTTATAAGCCTCCATATAGGAAACAAACTTATTATAATTTTTATATCCGGCAGTTCTATGATTAAATACTATTATATTGTGCTTATTTTTATTTGGAGTATCAATTATTTTATCTTTGAAAATACCCAAATTCCAAACACATAGTTTTTCATCAAGCTTTTTTATAATATCATCATTAAAAATAAGTTTTGCTTCTTCAAGTACTTTATTCTTTTGGTCTTGTGTATTTATAAAACAAGTATCCATTTGAAGCACGCCCAATATTTCATTTGGTAACCATAACTCTTTTGCTTTACCGGGTCTATTATCAATACCATTACAATGAGTCATTTCCCACCAATGGCAATATCCAATTATTTTTGTATCTACCGTCTTTTTATATCTACCAACAACATTCCAATCTGGAAGATGCGAGTATATAATATCGTAATCGGTTTCCTTTAATACTCTTACAAGTTCTTCGGATGGAAAACATCGTTGATTCATCATATCACCAGAGATAGGAATTTCAATTTGCTTAATATTATCAAGCATATTTAGTTTTGCCGATGGGTTTCCTTTGGGCATTACAACATACCAAAAATACTCACCATAATTTTTTAATTCTGTAATATGATTGAAAAGGACATCCACAAAGGAGTCCTTTTCAATTTGTTTATAGTTGGTTATG